GAGCGGAGGAAAGCCTTGGCAGCGTAGCCACCATACATAGGGGAAGTATAGTTGCCCTCGCGGTAAATATCGCTATTTCCGCCGCCGGCTACAGTGTCTCCAAACATCTCAACAAATTTTGAGTATGATTCCACCTTAACGGGGGTCATTGCCAGGCCGCGGCGCGCGCGGCCAACGACTACTGGTCCAATCTCTGGAGCGTTTCTTGGTATAAAGGAATTATCAATCTCATTGATGAAAACTCCTGGAGATACAAATTTAAAATTCTTTACCGACATCTTTTGGTCCCTTCCTCTCTTTTAAAGTAATTTGAGTATGACTGTCAATCATCTGTAAATAGTATTTTCAACTTCAAAAGTCTTGAAGAGAATTAATAAAATCTATTTTACTTCCTGAACTACTTCTCAAAAAAGCCATCATTGCCAGGAACAGGTGCGAGTTCGCGTGGAAACGTGACTTCAACAGTATTTTCGTCGAGGCGCACAATAGGTCGGTCATCATTCACCCCCTCCCCTATCAGGTATCCTAAAACCCGAATTCCAACCTCTGTGGTATACATACGCATTTCTTCTTGCATATCATCCACGTTGTTGGTTTGTGCAAAGTCTTGATTGATAAAAGCTTCGTATAAATGTCCGTTTCTTTTCAAAGTAAAAGCATTGATTTGACCTGTTCTCGCAATAAAAGGCGCCACCAAGCTGTTCATCTGTTCCTGATATTCGGATTTCAAGATAATCTTATATTCTAGGTTAATATAAACCGGAATGGGAATAGACAAAGACTGAATTACTACTTTTCTATTCACGCGAGGGTAATAAGGCTGCCCGGGCTCACCCACTATTTTTCTCATGCTCGCAGCGACGGCAAAGTTTCGCGTCTTATCTTGCACGATCTTCTTTGCAATAACAATGCGTCCAGTTCTGCCATCTTTATTGTGAGAATAGAGATTTGCTTGAAATGATCCTTTGCGGGTGGGATCTTTAGCAATAGAAGTGCGCGTAATGCTAACGATCGGAAGTTTAAGGGCGCCTCCATCATCCCGAAGAGACTTTTCATGCTTAATCTGATACGATCTTTCTGGTGCTTGCCACAACACAGGAACCTTCGTGAACCCTTCATTTGTGCGAGCAGATAAGTCGAGATCTTCTTTTAGCCATGAAGTAATTGCATAGTCAATGCTTTCGATACTAGATCCAAGCATTCCTATATCTTCTAGTGTTCCCTCTTTGAAATCAGGGGGAAGCATGGCAAAATCAAAATTTTCAGGTAGCATCGAATAGTCCCTTTCTTGCGCGGCGACAGCGGCCGGAAATCTCAAAACCATGCTCAACTTGACCAAACAGTTTTGTATCTTCGCTTAACTTAACTATCTCGTAATAATAATCTCCGTACAAAACAAAGTCACCTTCTCGAACATACATGTCTTGATCTTGTTCTAAGCGTCGTTTATGGAAGTGAACATTAATCTCCCAAGTCTTATCAATTCCAGCATCTGCTAAATAATCAGTGGAGAACTCTGTGAATTCAACCAGTGCGTAAATGCGGATTGGTGGGAGGTAGGTTTTTTCTATAGCCTCTCCATATAAACCGTGAAAGTCAGTTCTTTCAATGTCGACGGGGTAATAGAGCAATTGCTGCCCGATGACCTTTTCGATTAACTCATCATTAACCTGTTTGACCAGATCACGCTCTTTCTTGCCAAAGAAAAGCGGAGGTGGTGGATTTTTAGGTCTGTTCCATTCGTTCGCCATCTAAGTTACCCCACAAATATCGGCAGTGGGGAATTCTTAAAGGTTGTGGCCACAGCCTCGGTCTTCTCGCTATCTTGTTTGGCGAGGGCGCCGTACTCCATCTCTTTTAACATCTCTACTAGCTTATCTTTAAGCTCTGTTTGCTCTTCTTTTGCTTGCGAAAGCAATTCGCTGTGGTTTAGCGTTACACTGTCCCCAGGAATGGGCATCGTGGTAAATTTACCTCGAATCTGCCCCAACATCTCTTTACAAAGCGCAAGACAATACTTTCTAATCCACTGTTTACCCATGGAATTGATATTTTTATAAGGTAGGTTACTGAATGGCAGTGTATTCACGTTGTTAACGCCTTCGGTGCCGTCTACCATGTTTGAATTACTATCCCACGCATCTGGCATGACATAAAATCTTAACCACATGCGATCCATGTCGGAAATATCCCAGTGGCCCGGAGTGGGGTAAAGTCTAAGTTTATTATCGATTAGCTCATAAGAATAGTGTGATGTGCGAGTGAATAAGGAATCCTCATACATAATCGCCTGCATCTTGTTCTGCCATGTCGGGATCACCTCAAAAGTAGAGTCATCTGCATACTGTCCGTATGTCGCCATGTTTCCGACGACGCCCATACCACCATAATAGCCGTAAAACCTCCACATAGCTCTCGGAGACTTATAAAAGACTTTAGTGACATAGACACGCTTGCCCTCGACTGATCCGGAGAATGGAACAGGCTTTCCTCGATCGTCATGTCCGGCAGCACTCGCACTATTGATGATTGTTTGAATATCGTAGTCTTGTTGTTTTGCTTTGGGCTTAAAGGACGCCGAATATTCCGGTATAGTGCCACCAAAACCAGCAATTGCAGACAATCCATCGCCAACACGCTTGGCATAGGTCATCTGGAACCGCGGGAAGCGTAAGCTGCTGCCTGACGGTCCATCTACTTGTTCACCTTGGTGGTTAAACGTACCAGTGGTGTTTCCTAGCGCATCCGAAAGGATATTTTTGCCTTGGTGCAAGTTAAGAATATAAGAATATTCTAACACTGCCTCTTCATAGGCAGAATAGACATTAGAGGGTGTTAGTTCGATGTCTACGACGTCCCCACCAAGCTTTTTATAGACGTAGGCTACCTGGGTTGAGGCACCGCTCAAAAATTCGTTAGAGCCGGTATAAATACCAAATGGTACAGCGGCAGCAACTAGGGCAGCACTGCCGGTACTGGTTAGAATGACTGTGCTAGTGTTTGATTTCGGATTAAGTTGTGTGGGCACCCAAAAGCCCTCCTAGGAATAAATAGTAAAGACGCGTACAAAACTCAAATCAATGCGCAGAAACGTTTATTTTATGTGTTTGCGTCAATTGTTTTGGTTTTTGTGGCCTTTCTACGTGGTTTACGAGTGGTGGACCTCTTTTTGAAGGTAGTCTTCGTGGTTGTTTTTGCTTTCAACTCTGGCACAGTTGCTTCTACCTCTTTCGGTGGTACAACTGGCGCTGCCTCCAGAACTGGGGCCACTTCAACTTTTGCAACCGTCTTAGGTGTGGGGGCTACAACTTTTATTACTGGCTCTTTAGTAACAGTTTCAGTTTCAGACGCTGCTAAAATTGCTCGCATTCTCGGATGGTTGCTGTGTTTAGCTGCAAACTTTTTAGTTGCGGACAACATTCTTCTTTTCTTTCCCATGGGAACTCCTCTATGTTTAGTTCAATAGTAAATAGTTGGTGTCTCGCCTAAACGAAAAAAAAGGAAAATCTCAAAAAATGGGTGCCGGAAAAAATTTGGCAGATCGACATTTTGAAGAAAAACCCCCCAACCCAAAAGGGAAGGGGGGGATAAATATAAAATATATTTTAAATCAGATTAACTAGCAGACCATGATGCGGCTGCGGCGGTATATCCCGATGCATACCAATTAGTTCCATCAGAAACTAACTCTAACCAGTCACCAGCCACAGCGCTTGTCGAAATAACGATGGTCTGTCCAGCCATCGAAATTCCGGTGCCAGCATCTGCGGCGATTTCACCCAGAATAACTGATGTGGTGGCTGCAATATCCGACTGAGTGGTGCTATTTTTCAAACAAAACTTGAAGTTTAACCCCGCCTCTCCAACTGCCGGCAATGTTACATCTACTTGCGCCGTTGTATCCATGATAATGACTTTACCGCTGTCGGCCGCCGTTAAAGTTGTATCAGCTGTTAAAGTTCTAACAGCTACATTGCGTCGACGCAAATCATTTTGGTTTTCGTTAATCAGGCTACGAATTCGTGCCCAACCTACTCTTTTGGTTCCCATAATATATTTCTCCTTATATGAATATTAATTAGGTCAATTAACGAAGAGATTTCTCTCCTCGCCTATAAGTAGTTCTACCCAAAATGAAAGCCCCCGTTAAAAAACGGAGGCTTTACATTATAGTAGGTTACTAAGCTATTGTTTAACTAGTAGCGCCGGCTTCGCCGAGCATACCGCGCACAATAACAAGTCCGTACATATCAGGACGAACCATCTTCTTCGCGTAACGAGTCATCACGCCCTTGCGAGGCACGAAGTCTTCCGGTCCGAAGATCGTAGGTGTGGTCTGCAGTGGAACGTACGGTGCGTACACGTATCCGCTTTCAAGGAAAGAGGAACCGCGACGGCCGATGAGGACCACATTGCGGAGGAAGTACGGGTCAACAATGACATCGAACTTCTTGCTCAAGGAACCAACCTTGACTGAACCAATACTACCCTTATCGTCGTCAGCAGTGACGGAAGCACGGAATCCAGCGGTGAACTCAAGGACGTTAGCAACTTCAGGTCCGCAGACAACAAAGTTAGCTCCGCCGCGAAGAGTCTTGCGGTGAATCTGTGCAGACACATCATTGATGGTCTCAACGAGAGTCTCGTACCACTCGGATACTGTACCGGTGAAGTCGGGAGCCGCAGAAGCAGCACCGATCTCAACGCCAGTAACCTTGTTCAAGAACAAGCCAGGTGAACGCGACCAGTAGTAGGTAGCAGCGGAAGCGCCATTAACAAGGTCACCAATGATCTCGCGATCAATCTCAAGAGCAATCTGCTCAGAGAGGATACTTGTAAGCTCAACCTCGGCATCAAGGTTGTGGTAGGCGTTAAGGTCTTGACCTAACTCCGGAGTCCACTTAGCCTTGAGCTTCTTGGTACTAGCGGTGACAGCCACGGAATCGACTTTGATGTCAATCTCGGGGATATCAGCGTTGTTCTCAAGTCCCCACTCGGCAGCACCAACGACAGCACCAATGGCGCTAGCAGCGTTGAAATTGTCACGAATCGGAACCTGAACAGTTGTACCAGCAATCGTAATGTTGGTTGAAGCAGAAACTGCAATGTAACACATACGGACAGCAGAACCAGTAGCGGTTGCCGCTTGAGTAGAATCCACAAGCTGGGTCAACCGACGAATCTGACGCCAGCCAGCAACACCAGCAACAATTGCAGTATTTGCAGGGGTCACAGTGAAAGCACCAAGGTTATCGAAATCAGCATCTTGTGCAACATAGCTTTGCTTATCAGTATCAACCACAAGAACATTATACTCCGTACCTGAGCCCGAAAGAGCAAGGATATCCGGATCAAAGACAATGAGCTTCTTCTGTGCTTCCGTAGCCTTGGCTACATCGAAAGTATCTTTCTCGACACCAGTGTTTGCGTGTGCAGCACAAGCGACGGAACCGGTTGGGGAACCATAGGCATAACCGCGAGCAGAAACGGTACGAGGACCAGAAAGGTCAATACCAGAACTACTGAGCAGGTTAAGTCCGCCGGTCAACTGTGAACCAACCTTGTCACCACCATAGATGGAGCCAGTGCCAGCAACGTTGCCGAAGCGACGGGTTTGTGCACCCTCGGTACCACCGAGATCTCCTGAGAACGTGAAGTCCAGGAAGAAGATGAGACCGCTTGGCAGACTCATCGGCTGAACACTAACAAGATCGTTAGCGATCAGACCCGCGAAGACACGGCGAACGATGGGGAATGCGACGGCAGCAAAGCCCTCAACATCTCCAGCGGCCATGGAAGAACCCTCACGGAGAAGCTCTTTTGCTTGATTTTCAAGCAAACGAGCCATAGCTTGGCGGGATCGATCCTTTTCTATTCCTTCGAGTAGACCAGTCTTCTCCCACTTACTTAATAGTGCGTGCCCTTCTGCACGCATATCTCTGTTGACCATACCTTCGGTCAACCTTTCAACAATACCAGACATTTAAAATTACCTCCTTAAATTTAATGATTATTTTATTCCAGCTAATCTTTTCATCCGTTCTTGTAATGGATCGGATGAAGGCGTCTCTTTACGAGAAGCCCTGATTGTAGAAGACCGGCGACTGATTACTTCGCTAAGTGATTGTGGGCTACGTTTTGGTGTGGCCACCACTGTGCTTTGAAGTGTTTCAAAGATCGTCCTTGCTTCTGGGGCTGAACCGGCGTTGGAAATCGCTTCGACAATTTTATCTTTTTGTCGCTCATTTAAGGAGGTATTTCGTAAAATACGGTTCGTATAAAGCAAACGAGCATTTGAAAGATTTACGTCATGAAGACCTTCTTTCAATTCTTGCACCGCTAGCTTATATTGTGTGTTTTGCTCATTGAGTTGTTTATTTTCGAAAACCAACTCTTCTTGAGCTTTCTTTAAAGTTTCTAAATCGTCTTGTAGATCGGTGCTGCGGCGGTGGGCGATTTCTTTTTCCATCTCCCACTTCATGCTCTCGGATGAGCGGCCGGCCCAGCCCGATAGGGTAGCTCCCATGTCTACAGTAAGTTTTTCTATGATGGCATCAGTAAGGGAGTCAATATCGAACTTCTCTTCCAAGCCTTTTTGTGCAGCATCGGTGGCTGCAATACCTGAAGCTGACGCCGTTTCCGCTTCGGCACTAGATGAACCTTCGTCATCTTCATCATCGTCGTCGTCGTCGGTGTCGCCTGACTCTTGTGTGTCAAATAGGTTATCTTCTGGCGCGCTGAGGCCGGCTACTTCGACAATCTCGTCGTCCTCGTCCTCGTCATCGGCGCAATCATCGCCCTCTTCCGAAAGTATGTTTGCAATATCGTCGGCTGTGATGTCAAACTCTTGGTTCTCATTTATTTCATCACCTAACGCAGCAACAGCCTCTTGGAGAGCGCCTAAATCAATAGTAACGTCTATTTGCTCGCCTTGGTGGGGGAAGTCTTTTAAATTTTTGCCCTCTAAGTCCGAAAAATCATCCGTGGCGGCCAGAGGGATCTCATTATCCTCATCAATTGTGTCTTCGGTTCCAGGCTCGGCAGGTTCGGCACCAAGATCAGGCATTTCACCACCCAGATCAGGCATTTCGCCACCCAGATCGTCTTGCTCCAACAAATTATCCAAAGTTTCTTTAACTTCTTGCGAGTATTTTTCAATAACCGCAGTTTCGGCGTTCTTTAAGGCTGCTTCGCGCAGTGCCTTGGCGTCGATGATTGCTTCACTGAGCAAAGTAGACATGAATTGACTCCTAATATGACAATAGTTCACAAATAAGTAGTATTACTGTGTGGTAAAGCCCATTTTTAATAATATGTCTACCACGTACTAATCGCCACCTTCTTCCATGTATCGGTAGCGACACAAACATAAATATAGCCCGCATCCCATCTAATCTCACCTTGGACTCCAAAGTCAGATGCGCTTGAAGGGGTACTGGCTGTTCGAATTCGAATTGTGTTATCGTTGATATCCAGTTTTACAAGAGGTGTATCAGTGTTAATTCCTATCTTGTCTGCAGATCCATCCACGTATAACATATGGGTGTTGTTATCACTCTCGACGCGGAAGTCAACAAGAGAATCAGATGTTTGATTGACAACGACTTCAGGGACGGCGCCGTCTAGACGAAAGCCTTCACGAATGGTTCCGTTATCATTTGCCTTCAAGACGATATGTTTGTTGGTAGTATTATTTTGAATTAAAAGGTTATCTGAAGAATTATAGCCCATCTGGCCGAGGCCGGCGCCATCACTGCCGCTAAATTGGAGGGTGGGCTCTATGTCCTGCAGGATGAGGCTACCTGAAGCGAAGACCTGTCCGCTTCCGCTTACATAGAAGGCGGGATTTTTAGTGTCACTTTTAAGAGAAATTAGTTGATCACTCTTCGAGCCGCTTACATTTAACTTGGCATCAAGATGTGCGCCGCCAACTACAACCTTACCCGATCCGGTGATCGCCAGTAAAATTGGGTTTGCAGGAGTTTCGAAAATTGCTAAAACCGAACTATTCGCACCGCTGACATGGAGTTTTGCATTGGAATCGATCTCGGGGCCAATGTCAACGGTGCCGGCAATATTTAAATCCGCATTCACCTGAGTTTCTACAGAGGCAGTTATTGTGTTGGTTAGGCCGTCCAACCTAAGATACTCAGTACCGGTGGTTCCCCCCGTTGTTACTTCGAATAGCATATAGCCGGATTCGCTAGTGTTGGTGGGGGATCCTATTTTAGTACTTATCTTACTGTATTGTGTGCGGTTGGTGGCTGAGTCGTTGGCTTTGAACATGACGCCCCCCACAAAATCATCAACTGCACCAGCGGAGCCGGCGCGCGTATTCTGTAAAATAGCAACCCCTCCATAAGCGTCGTCGGCCACGTTAGAAACCTCGATTATCGGGTTCACGCTGCTTTGTACAGCCAAGGTGGCTCCATCAAAAGTAAGGTTGGCTTCTCCGTTAATGGAACCAGCGCCAGCAGAGGTCAAGACATAATTATCAGTCGCGTTGTTATAAGCGGTGACAATTTCTGCTGCGCCATTTGCAGCCGATGTCAAGCGACCTTGCGCGTCCACTGTTATGTCTGCCTTAATATAACTTCCCGCCGAAACTGCGGTATTGTCCAAAGTAAGTGTGACAGTATCAGTAGCGGCTGCTAGTGAAGTTAAACCTGTGCCGCCGGCCACGGTGAGAGTGTTTCCATTATCAACTGTTTGTGTTCCACTGTCGCCGGCTAAAGTAAATGAGGGAGTACCGCTTGCAGCTGAAGTGAGGCGCCCTTGTGCATCTACCGTTATTGCAGAAAAAGTATAAGATCCAGCGCTAACAGAAGTATTATCAAGCGCAAGCGTCACGGTATCTGTGGCTGCGGCGGTCGAAGTAAGACCAGTTCCACCTGCCACGGTGAGCGTATTGCCATTATCGATGGCCTGGGAAGAGCCACCATCGGCTGCTAATGTAAAGGATGGGGTGCCGCTTGCAGCTGAAGTAAGGCGACCTTGGGCATCAACAGTTATGGCTGAAAAGGTATATGAGCCTGCGCTAACAGCCGTATTATCAAGCGCAATCGACACAGTGTCTGTGGCCGCGGCAGTTGTAGTTAATCCTGTGCCGCCTGCAACCGTCAAAGTATTACCGTCTGCGATTGCTTGCGAAGAGCCACCGTCTCCAGCTAATGTAAAACCAGACATGGTGCCCACTCCGGAGAGATTTGCTCCATTTCCGTAAAAAGCAGAACCAGAAACATTTCCGGAGGCAGAAATTGCTCCAGTCACAGCCAAAATGGTACCGTTATATGTTAGGGTGGTAGTCCCTTGTGCTGTGTTGGCGTCACTCCAGCGTGCAATTTGGTTTGCAACAGGTGTGCCGCTAGCGTCCACCAGCGTGCTTCCCCATACGCGTGAGTCAACCTCATCAGTTAAGAGAGTGCTGCCATTATAAACCACGACAGTGTTATCTGTTCCGGCTGCCACATTCGGAATATTAACCGTGGCAGCGTTAATCGTCACACTATCGCCGCTAGCATCTCCAAGAGTAGTGTTACCTGTAGATGATAGCCCTGCGACTGCTAGCGACGTCCCATCAAAGGTCATGTTAGAAGAACCGGCTAGGGCTCCTCCATTATTATACTGAACCTGGGTGGTTGACCCTGCCGGCGAGATACCGGCTGCGGGCACTCCTGTGATCCCGGCGCCGTCACCGGTGAAGGTTCCGGCATAAATGCCGGCAGAAGCTGAAAAAATCACCGATGCGGTAATAGCGGAAGAAGAAACAATCAGTCGCTGAATGTTATTGGTTTTAAGTGCAATAAAATCGTCTTCGAAATCAATCTGGGTTTCTGCGGGATCTCCGTCGTAATGAATATCCCCGAAGTTCTGTGTGCCTTTGTTGCTATTATAAGCCATTGTGTTGTATTTCCTTTATATTAATTAGTCTCACGTTCCTTTAGCTCCTATTATCCACCAGTTCTCTCCATCGGACTGCAAGCTGCGGGATGCATAATTAGTTTTTAGAATAATTTCATCTTTACTATCAATTGTGCCCTCCACTGCTCTTATCCGAATGGGATAGGAACGAAGATTTTCTGTGTCTGTGTTGGCTTTTTTTATATTTAAGACGCGGCCTACACTATTACACGCCGGTGGTAACGTAATAGTTATAGACGTTGCAACGGTGTCACACACCAGGGTGTAATCTGTAGGACTTACTTCGTAGGATTTTAAGGAGACTTTTGATATATTTTTGATTACTTTACCAGTGCACTTCAGTTCCCCTTCAATAAGGGCTGCTGTGGCTATTACTTTACCTTCAACCTTCAAAGCCTCTTTGGTAGTACAGTAGGACAGCTTAGGAGAAGAGGAAAAGCCACGCTTGCCTTTAAGTTGAATTTCAGAGATGGCGCCGGCGGGGTGAGGTATCTTGTTGCTCATATAATTGTCATATAGATTCGAGAGTGTGGTGTGCCAGATGCCAGCGCGGTCAGCATCCCCAACCAAGATGACGTCTTGATCGCTCAGATTCTGCCCACCAGTAGTAATGGATGGTGATTTATTGGTATCCAGAATTAATTTATTATCTTTAACACTTATACCACTATTAACGCCCAAGTTGATACTAAGTCCCTCCTCGTCGTTTTGAAGAGCGCCATCAACTTTCGGCTGGAGGGATCCCCCTACCACATGCAGACCGGGGCCCAGCTTTAAATGGTCTCCGGAGATTAACCCGTTGAAATTATCCGATGGTATATCTGTAAGTTCTGCTCCTGAGCCGCTATAGCTTTCAGCACAAACATGTTTAGCGTTTAATGAGTTTCCATCATAAGTCAGTGTGTGATAAACTTTTGCTGTGTTGTCGCCGTTAAGGGTCAACACACCATTTTTCGTGGCGCCGATAACTGTAGTTATGGCAACATCTTTGAGGGTAGCACACGGGCTTTGCGCGTCGGTATCATAAAATACGCTAGCGCTTATGGTATTTTTAAAAACCTTTATGCCGTCGATTTCTTGATCTGCGTGTTGGTCGACTGACCCCTCTACCGTACCCTTTAGAACATTATAAGCCATTTGTGCTCCCCCTTACCGTGAAATGCGTGTCTTATCTATAACTATGAGACTGCCAAAGTTAGTATAGTTTTCCGGATAATAAGTAAAGTTATGTTGTGTTAGTGTCTCTGTCACTATTGCTTTCATTGTACTTGAATTACCTGTTATAATTCTCATTGGCCCATCGTTTAAAAGAACAAAATTCTCTACATTCCTTTGTACCGCCTCGTGATACATCCCATGCAGATCTAATGTTTTCATTGTAGTCTCCGCAAGTAAATAGTCACAAAAAAAAGGATGCCCCCCAAAAGAGGGACATCCAGTAAATAAAGGCAATCTTGTAAAGACGAATAATCGACTTATGTGATTAACCACTTGTCGGAACCGACATAGGTGAACGATACACCAGCATTCGGGGAAGCTAAGACCACGGTGTCTTGACCATCAATGGTTTGAGAGCCAGCTTTCGAAACAGTGAGCGCATAGGTGTGGGCGTTTGTAGGCGCCTTAACCGTGATAACATCACCAGCGTCCGGAGAAGCAGGAAGCGTCCAAATGCGAGCAGCTGAGAATACAGCTGAACTCCAGTTCATACCTTCCACAAGGGTAGCCGCAGCATCACCGTGAGAGGTAGGAGTCGGAGAAGCGTCCGAAGAGAAAACTCCGTTGGTAGCGGTAATACCGGCACCAGCCATCGCAGTCGCAAGTTGAGCAAAGGTGTTTCTCTGAGAGCTATTGTCCGTCGCGTCGAGCCAAACGAAACTGTCGGCCGAAACGGCAAGAGTTGCAGCAGTCGGAAGTTCATTCACATCCAATGCCAAGACACCAGAAGCTGCAGACAGACCAACACCACCTAAGCCAGTAGCAACGTCGTCATTGATCATTGCATCAGTAACTTTGGTTGCACCGATTGAGATGACACCAGCGTTTAAAGTGGCGTCACCACTCATTGCGACATATGCCGTATCAGTACCATCAGATTGAAGGAACGTGCTAGCAGCACCTTTTGCAAGAGCAGAAGGATTACCAGAAGCGTCACCAATGATGATGGAAGCTCTAGTGAGAGCAGCCATCTTGGCAAGAGAAACAGCATCATCAGCAAGTTTTGCAGTTGTAACTGCGAGGTTGCCAATAGTTAACGCACCGCCAGAAGCGAGCGTAGCATCACCAGACAGAGCGACTTCTTCGTAGTCACTGCCGTCAGCGACAAGTAACTTGCCGGAAGTAACGTCAGGCATAACGAAAGTAGTAGCCGTCAAAGTGGTTGCTGTAACAGCAGCCGGTGTTCCACCACCGATTGCGCCAGGGACAGCCATTGTGGCGCCACCAAGCGTAGAAGCGTTAAGGTTAGCGACAACAGTAGTTGAAGCCACCGTGAACGGTGCAGTGCCAGTTGCTTGATCCGACTCGAAAGTCAGGGCGCGCATCTCGTAAGCACCAATGTCAAGGTTAGCAGTTGCCGTTAAGGCATCCACCGTAGCAGTGGTAAAAGTACCAGCCGCCTTGGTTTCGCCACCGATGACACAGTTATCTAACTCGCCGCCGGAAATGTAAGCAGATCCGGGATCAGCGTCTGTACCAAGCTGATCGATGTATGCGATACCGTCGATGTAGATATCTTTCCATTGCGCTGCAGCGATACCAAGATCGAATGCATCGTCGTTTTGAGGAGAAATAGCACCACTAAGGATAGCTAACTCCGATTGAAATTTATAAGCCATGTTTAAAAACCCTCCATATTATATAAGTTTTATGTTTTGGCGGATAGCAAAAAAGGTACGCGCTCCCATAAATGAGAACACGCAACAGTCCCGCCATCCGCTTATAAATAGGCTCTTCGTCCTTCTTTCGCGTCAATAAATAAAGTATTTGGTGGCGCCATCACAATATAGCTGGAGTGCTGCATAAGGTGACCCTAAAACAACTGTATTTTGACCATCAATTTTATCGGCGCCAGAGCCGGAAATGGTGATTGCGTTGGTGTCTGAGTTGCCACCTTCGTCTTTCAAAACCAGAGTTTGTCCGCTAGTGAGAGCAGCTGCATTTGGGAGAGTAATTTTTACTGTTCCGCCGGTTGTATCTACACCTATGTAATAGTCTGTTATGGAGATGGTATAATCGCCTGTGACTGTGTGGCGCTTATGAATTAATGCTCCACTTAAAAAACTACCGCCCACTACTGATAAAGTGGCTGGCGCTGTGCCGGAGGCGCCCACCTTTATACTACTCGTAGTGTAAGCATTGCTAGGGGAAGTTTCTCTGAAGATGCCGGCGCCGGTGGCTCCACCGGGAAGATTTGTTAAACGGCTGCCGTCCCCTTCAAAATAAGATGCGGACACGGACACGGACGCGGTGAGATCGCCGGTAACGACCAGGGACCCTCCATCGAATGTTAAATTCGACTCACAGACAAGGGTGTTTGCATCGCCGCTCACATTGGTTATAAGTGCGTTATTTGTCGCATTGGAAACCCGCGGAATATTGATTAAATTAGCACCATCTGAAGTGCTCAAATTACCGGAAACTATATTTCCTACAACTAAATCGCCAGGAATATAGTTCTGCGCAGCTATTAACGTTCCAGATACTGCATTATACGCCATCTGTAGGATCCCTCACATAATTAGTTTTATAAAGCCTCTAAGCTAATATTAGTTTTATAAAGTCTCTAAGCTAATTAGAAGACAAACCAATTGGTGCCGTTAGAATATAAACTAATTGCAGGCATTGACCCAGTTAAAGTGTAGGAGTTGGCGCCATCGATAGTCGTACCATACGCAGCCGAAAGAATAATATTAGTTCCAGCGCGAGAAGTAGCTTCGTCTTTTACAATTAAAAGCGCTCCGCCGAGATAAGTAGAAGCGCTTGGAATCTCAATACGAACATTGTTTACGTTGGTGACGCCCATTATGTAACTCGGGGCGCTAGCAGTATAGCTGACTGTGGAAACCGCTTCGTAAAGACCACGAAACCCTCTCACCTGTACAGCTTCAGTAGTATTATCGACGCGCAGAATAAGCGTATCGTCAGATTTGCCAACCTGCAGACTTCCTGTCCTAATATGGACATCGTCATTGGTATCCCCAAAGAATGTGGAGCCGCTAGCATCGATCTCGGTCACATTCTTGATATGGTAGTGACTGGCACTGATGGTGCCTGAGACGTTGAGTGTTCCCGTTAGATGAAGGGTGTTCGTTCCTGTTGTGAACATAAATCGAGCGGAGCCGCTCGTCGCGTTAGTTCCTGTTAGAAACTGCACCGATCCTATTGGGCCGGCCATCGACGTGGAGCCCGAACAATCTACATATGCCCAACGAAATCGTGCCACTATTAACCGACCCCTATGGAGCCCGACCAACTAGGTCCAAGTGAACCACTTGTTTTGTTCTTGTTGATGCTGGTGAGTCCCGCGACAACTTGAACACTTGTAGCTTGTGCGGGTGAATAAAGCCAAATTTCCGAAACCTTCAGTTCAAGCCGGCCGCTACTTGTTTGTCCACCATTAGTTGCGTCCGCTTTAGGAATTGTAAAAAAGTAGCTATTTGAAACGTGGCTTCCGCTCACTCCGTTTTCTGAAAACCCCACTCGTACGGGCTGTGCGCTAGTGTTTATAATCTGCACCCAGCGTGTAACAAGCGGAAACTCTACCTTTTGTGCGGTAGATGCGTTAATGTTGCCACTAGCGAATGGGCGGCCGCTTACCTCATAGGCACCCACATGATTGATACCTACTTCTGCTGGCCAGCGCATTGTGGGACTATTATTTGCCATAATTCAAAACTCCTTTAATTTTTAGCTTTACTATAAATAGTGTCTATTTTTTTCTATTGCGTCTTTGTTGTAGTCTTAGATGTTTTTGTTCATCTCGGATCCGGCGGCGTTCTGCTTTTTGGCGCTTTTGGCGCTTAGCATCAGATGGCTTGGTATACCTTCTACGTTCCTTCACCTCTTCAACAATCTTCTCTTTCTTTGTCTTCTTGATAAATCTCTTGATCATTCTCTCATGATTTCCACGGCATTCTTTTGCGCGGACAACAACATTAGCCATTATTCCTACTTCATTGCGTTCCACACATGTGAAGCGCCTCCTACTAGTGAACTAATGTCAACACCCGCATCCCGGGAGCTTCCTAGATCGACTGAGCCGGCTGCTGTGCCAGCGTTTTCTTCTCTGGACATAGGCGCTGTGCCTTCAAATAAATCCATCCCATTGTATGCATCTTTGCCAATGGAGTCCATTAACTCTTGACGGCGAGCATTCATCTTTTGGCGCGACTCTTTCATCTTGCGAGCCTCTGCAGCGCGATTTGGTGGTGTCGGGGTGGCGGCACGTGACTCCACTAGTGGCTTTGCTTGCATGCCTTGAACTACTTCGGATACAATGTTCGATAACATTCCTTCCTCTATAAGAACTTCATGTATGCATTCTTTTACTAGTGGTTTGATTAGTTGTTTTAAATCTGATTTTTTCATAATACTCTCTTGTTAATTCCTGCGATCGTTTGCCAACGATCATATGTTTCTTGAAGTGGTCCCGTGGGTCCCCGGTTTTGTGTACCGATTCGGGGAGTTGTTCGGGTCGCGCGCGGGCGGCTAGCCAGTTCGGAAGGCGCGGCGGAGCCGGGCTCAGGGGAATCCGCTGGATCCGTGGGGGGTGGCGCGCCAAGATCATTACGCACCCATGCAACGGCCGCCTTGAGCGCTTCCACACCTGCTTTAATTGTAGGAGATGGCGCATGTTCAAGCACCTCCAAAACAACATCTATATAGTTCTTCCCGTCGTCATTCTTGGCGTAGACAGCGGTGCGGATATATTCTTCGGGAACGTGTTCATAGAGTTCCTTCACACCGTTAACGGCTTTACCAGCTTTGAGAGCTTTGAATCCC